CAAAGGAATTGGCTCTGGGAATTGATACGAGCCACCACCAAGAATAGACACTACAAATACTCGTTCCCTGTTTTGTGGAACTCCATAGTCTTTTGCATTTAATACCTTCCACCAGTTTTTATACCCTATGCTTTCAAGTGTTTTTAACCAGTTAGCAAACAAAGGCATAAACTTTTTGCTTGTCAATGCTTTGACATTTTCCATAAGCAGATACTTTGGCTTTACTGCCCGAATAATTCTTTCACATTCCCAAAGCAAAGATGACCTAGTTCCTGACCCTTTTTCACCGCCTGCCTGTTTCCCTGCAACAGAAAAGTCTTGGCAAGGGCTTGAATATGTTATCAAGTCATAGTGTGGTAGTTTTGTTTCGTCAATAGAGCAGATGTCCCCCCAGTTAAATGTTTCCCCATGCAACTGATTGTATGCCTGTATGGCATATTTGTCGTTATCACACAGGTCGCTTTCAAATTCTATCCCCAGGTTTTCCAGAGCCAATGCTTGGCTACCGTATCCACCAAAAAGTTCCAATACTCGTATCATATTTTCTCCTTTATGTTGTTTTTATATTGCTGCACCAAAACAGAGAGAGACCGAACTTCACTCGGTTCTCTTGCTATTACGTTTGTCCCGTTTTCAATTGGGGTTATCATTATAACGTATTTTTGTTTGTATTTTTCAAACCGTGCAACCCTTCCGATGCAGACTTTATGGTTTGATGCGTATATTACAATGTCATTGATTTTCATTTTCTCCCTTGCTCCCACTTTGATTTCCAACTATCCCAACCTGCGTATTGGAATACCCTGTTATGTTCTTTTACCAATAACTCCAACTCTGCTACCCTCTTTATAATTCTATCCCACTCGTCTTTACGCACTCGCATATATTCCTCTGGATTGTCAATGTCGGGATATTCTATAACCTTTGGCTCTTTCATTTACTCCCCCTATTCGATACTTTGCTACAAACAAGTCCTAAAATATAACCATACATACAACAAACAGAGTTTTCATAATTAAAATCAAGTTCCTTTAAAACCCCAATACCAATTGTTGTTATAACAAACAATATAAACATCCATATTATATGTGTTGCCCATATAAAAGTGAATTCAATAAAGTCTTTCATTTATTCTCTCCAATACTTCTCAATATAGTTTTCCACATCATTATCGCTTTCGCCCTTAAAGTATTTCACACGACCGTATATTTTCCTTATCAAAGCGTTTGCCTCGTTCAGTTGTTCCTGTAAGCGTATGATTTCTTCAATATAGGTTTCAATAGCACTTTCCTGATTTACATTCTGCTGTAAAATATCTTGATATTCTTCATAGCTAGGCACAGGTGCTAGGACTTCTTCTATGTCTTCAATATTATAAAGAACAAAATCTCCACCTTCACTATAGCCAACATCATATCTTTCTGTGAAGTTTGGTTCTAACTTTATGTAGTATTTCCCATCTGGTAGCGTTCCCTCACGCCATTGTTCAGTTAGTGTCTTTGTCATTCTTCATCCTTTACTTCGTGTATGTTACCTATTACTAAAAGTCTTTGTTTTAATGGATGGAAAGTAAAGTCGTCTGTTTTTTCATTCCAATCTGGACATCTTTCCTCTCTTATCTTATACTTCATTTCTTTTTCATTATAAACGATATACCCAACTCTTAATAAACGACCGTGATTGTTGAATTGTTTTACAACATCTCCCTCATAAATTAAAACATCGTTCTTGTCCTTTAATCCAGTGCATTGTTCATATTCTTTATGATAAACTTTACCGTAATTATATGGCTCAATTCCTTTTTCAATATCAAGATTTGAAAAACCAATAAACTTGTCATCATTATCATAGAACGGTATCCTAAACTTTAATCTATCTGTATTCATCTCTCTTTCCCCTTTCGTTTTTGTTTTGAAACCCTTTTTACCTTTTTTCTGCGTTTATCTAGATAATCCTCTCTAACTCTTTTTGCCATACTATCAGCCAATGAATTAAACTCACTCAATGCTGTGCCATCGTGGGTGTGTCCTTTAATCCAAAAGGGCTTCCACTTTTTATCAGTCAACATTTCCTGTATCTCGTCAAGTGTGTCCTGTTCAAAATCCCTACAATGATTTCCCTCAACACAATTCAAAGCATATATTGAATCACTGACTATCGTAATAAACTCGTTTCTTTTCGGCATATTCTGTAAGGCAAATCGTATTGCTTCCAATTCAGCGGTGTTGTTATCAACCCCGAATATCGTTTTGGCTTTCATCCCCAGTATGTTATGGTGTATATCTGTAATCACATACGATATTCCTACAACACCACCAGAACCACTTGCATCAGTGAAGATACGCATTTAATCCCCTATTCTAATGCTTTCATTATGGCATACATTTGGTCGGGTGTTCTGTTATGACCGAAATACACATCTCCTCCAATCATATCTGAATCTGCTACAATACAGCCATTTCTACAAAAACTTATGCTTTTATCTAGATTCCATAAGTATGTTCCAGTTTTGTTATCAACATAGATATACCCCATATCTTTTGCTTTCTCTTTTAATTCTTCCCAAGTCATTCTAATCCACTCCAATCTCTAAGTTGTTCCATTTGTTCTTGTCTGCGTTCCCAAGATGTCTGTTCATCTACTTTCCGTTCGTCTCTCATAACCGCATTCAAGAAGTGTTGCTCTTTTTCTTTTGCGAATTGCCTGTCCTGTTCCGTTATGGCTGTTTCGCTTAACTGGTGATAATACTTTGCCACTTTTACAAAATGAGCCCTACTTAACATTATTCCGTCCCTTTGTCGCTTTCATCTTCACAGGTAATGTTCCATGATACATCTGACCATCCTGCTATTCCAGAATAAAATCCAGACTCTATATCGGCAGCTATTACTCTGAGGCCTTCCGCTAGATCTATCCTTGTCTTTGGTTCCCCAACTTCAATCTCTATTGTTTTTATTTTCATTTTATTCCCCCCTATCCATATACCAATTTGAGTATCTGAGTTCGCACCTGTTAGGATATGCTGCCCAGATGTTTTTATCATGGCTTTCCTCCCACATCTTAAGTTTTTCTTTTATTACTGCTGTATGGTTTTCCACGATACTTTTTGCAACAGCTTGCGTTTCGTATTCCACGTTGGCCACGCAGACAACATCTTCTTCGCCTTCTTTGTTGCTCTGAATTATGAAGACGAACTCACATGGTTTTTCTCCATATTTCGCTTCCACTGCTTGAGCATAGAATTGAGCTTGCAGGGGATATTGGAGTTTTTGTGGCCAGTTGAGTATTCCGTCAATATCACTTGATGTTTTATAGTCAATTACGACGATCCCGTTCTTTGTTCTTTTGATTGCGTCCAGTTTTGCCTTGCATGGCATTCCGGTTTCTTTGTCCGTCCACATGAATGGCATTTCAGCTGTAGCACCGTCAAGGATCATACTTGCCAGATGATGCTCTTTAACGTTCTGTATCATTTTCATGGCTCGGTCGAATTCATCTTGATTGATAATTGTTTTTCCGGGATTTTCCTCTTTTGCTGTTTCGTATTTTTTGTTGTTTCTTGTTTTCCCAAAATCTGCTATAATGTATTCCTCTTTGAAACGATTTGGCTCTAGAAGTAGGCAGTGGCACAGTTTCCCGAAGACCAATGCATCCGTTTCCTTTTCTGGTTCCTTGTCCGGGTTGAATGGGCTTGATTTCCAGAACCAGTATGCTCCCTTGTCGAACTGTTTTATCTGGCTTGCACTCAGTGCTTTCACACTGAAGTATTCTGCATCTGTTATTTTCTGAATTTGTGCTGTTTCCATGTTATCTCCTTTCTGTTTTTGGGCATTATTGCCACCACACAAGGCGATTATATAAGGTATTTTTGGCAATGTCAAGCGATTTTTTCATTTTTTTCATTTTTTTTATAAATAATTGCTTGACAAACAAATCTGTTTGTGTTATATTCTATCTTGCTTTGGGATCCTTTTTGAATCCTTTTGTTAAAAGAAGTTGACAATCGTGCGATAACCGTTCTTTTGGACGGTTATCTTTTTTAGAAAGTCAGAATCAGACCTGTAATGAATCCAGTGATTATTTCGGCCAACGATGTCGGTTCTATTTTCTTTAGTCCAATGTTGTCATTTATTGCCCAACAGAACGCATACGTCAGACTCGTTGTCAGTCCACCAAATGCAATGTATGGTTGCCAGAGTATTAGACTTATTATTCCTGCCGGTAGTCCGTATCTGAACAGCATCCACAGGAAATCGTACCCGAATCCGTACCAATATTTTTTTGGGACTAAGAATTCGCACCACTTATTCCAAAAATATTTTTTATATCTTTTTATCAGTTCATCGTTCGGGTATCCGTCCCGGCTCATATCAAATGCCGGTCCATGACCTACTGCCCAATAAAATGCCTGTAATGATAACATAGCAAGGACTATCTGTATCCACGAATAATCCATATACCATAAAGCACCGCACCCAACCAAAAAGCCCACGATATGCTTTAATGCTCTATTGTCAGGCAGGAAGTCTAAACCACCCCCAAACCACCTACGCCATATTCCCAAAAATACAGCATATCCTATCATTATCACATAATACATAACACACCCCCTTTCCCCGATTTATTCGGGCTTTCCTAAATAAAATTGTAAATACTTTTGTGGGTTATTCAATGTCGGCATAGCGATATATCCTTTCGTTTGCCACCAACAATTCTCAGGATTGTCATATCCTGTATAAATCTGTATATTTGAACTATCAACTGCCTGTATGGCTTGTAAAGTTCCCCAATCGTTTTTTGCGTTATGGTCTTGTCCACTGTATAAACAGGCATAATTCGTATTCAGATAAGTTTTGTAAAGTGCTACATTTGTCCAAGCATTAGGAGTCAAACTAACCAATCCCCCCTGCTCACACCAACCGTCAGAATAAACGGTATATCGTTGTTTTCCATTTACATATTGCTCTATGATTTTTCTGTTTTTATCTCTCGGGAGTTTAAATTTCTGATTCGTTGTATCTAAAATATAAAACCAAGCAATTCCTGATTCGTTATAGATATTGTTCAAAGTTGTTTCACTAGAAGGTAAAACAATACAATGTCCGTCTGTCGCTTCATAGTATGTTATCGTATAAGAACCTATCGTTGCACTTTTTTGAATTGAATTATTATAATCTGCAACAAGATGTTGGTATGCCGTTGAGTATGTAGTTCCCGAAACCCAACTACCATTTGAAGAAACCCACTCCGTGTTGCTCGGCTGTGTATCTCTCCATTTATAATCAAAAAGCAAGTTTGCGTTATAAATATACTTATAACTTAATCCTGCCACAAAGTTATTCCCGAATCTTACACTCATTTATTCCTCCGTTGGTGGTGTTGGATATGGATACCGTTCTTTAATTGCGTTCGTTCTATCTATAACCTTTTGTCTGTATTCTGATTCATCTTCTTCTGTCCAAGTTCCAAGAACAGTATTCTTTTGTCTTTCTGCGTGAAGAATATCTACCTCTGCCACATAAGCATTTTCCCTTTGTTGTCTGACTTCTTCATATTGTCTTTCATACTCTTCTTGTTCATAGTTTGGATTTTCAACAATATCGTTCCCGTTCCACATATATCTGTCTAAATCATTATAGACTTCTTCTGATATTTCAACGCAAGTAATACCATCACCTGAACAAGTGCATTGACCTTTCCCGTTTATTTTATTGTCCTGAATAAAAACATAATACATATTTTCTCCTTAACTATTAGTCCCAATTCTACGGTATGCGTGTGCGTGAATACCAACACCTGAATTTGTTCCTGTCTGATATGAAAACTCCATAGTTATTTTTCTGTCCGTTCCAACAGGAATAATAGAAGCACCAGCTCCAAACATATAATTAGATGTTCTTGTTTGTTGCCCTGCTACTAAAACAGGGTGCGTTTCTGCTGAACTGATATAAATTCTTAAAGAATTACCACTAGTAGTCCCAGTTCTCCCCTCTGCGTGTAATAAAACTTCATATTTCTTCCCGTCATTAGGTAAATATGATGATAAATCAAAATCATTTGAATAAGAACTTGTTCCACTAACTCCTGACGCTATTTCTTTGTATGAAGAAACCCACTGTCCGTCTACACAAGTTGTATCAGGGAACCCACAACTCTTATTTCCTGAACTATCTATTTTTGCCCATATTTTTGAGTTAGCGGTAGAATCAGCTTCATTTTTATAAGCACTCAGTCCTATCTCATTTGAACCGTCTGTGTTTGTTCTTAACTCTATAATACCAAGTCTTGCCCTTTCCCAACTACCTCCACTATCATTTGATTTAAATGTAAACTGACTATATTGAGTTGATGCAGGACTTGTTCCCTTTGTAATGTTTTGATTTTTAACAGTAAGAGATGGTGCAGTCAATTCCCCACTCATAGTATCACCACTCTTTGATACTTTCCCGTCTATAACCCCCTGTCCAGTCGCTGATAGGTTGCTTAAATCTGTATTCGCAAAACTGGCAGGTGTTTCATCATCTATTATATGATAAATCGTATTCGGGTCAGGTGTTAGCAAGTCATATTGTGCCTTTGTGCCACTCCATACATTTATTGCCTGCGAAGTATTATTCTGATTTATAACACCGATAGTTTGTAATTCGTTGCTACTGTTTTGATTGATACTTATTCCGTCCGTGCTAACGCTTCCACCATTATTGTCTACATATTCTTTTATTGCTTTTTGGCTTGGTACGACTTCATTTGAGGGGGAATTTCCACCCAAAGTGTTATCCGTGCTGATATTTAAAAACTTTGTCATTTTTCCCCCTATGCTAGACTAACCAATCACAACTGCTGTATATGTTCCCGAAGCAATATTGCTTGTGCTGTTTATCTTGACGGTTATGCTTCCACTTCCGTATGTAATATCACAATATACTTCTGCACCACCACTTGTTTCTCTGATTGTGCATTGACAATCAGGTGCAAGAGTGCTTGAAATTGTCCAAGTGCAAATTCCTCCTGACGCAGTTAAAGCTCCATTTGTGAAAGTCGCCTTTTTTGCCATACCGCTTGTATATGTAGCCAGTTTTAAAGGAGTCACGATTTTTGTATCGTTTGTCCCTGTTGTACATTCTGCTTGAGTTGCCAATGCTGCAATACCTGCAGTGCTTTCTGTTGCTTGTCCCGGTGCTGAGCTGATTTCTACATAAGTCGTTCCACTCCAACGATATGTTCTGTTCTGGTATTCGCCAGATGTCAGCACCACATAAATCACTCCTGTTTGTGGTGTTAATGCAGAACCTCCGTCCGTGGCTGATAGCCATCCCGCACTTAAAGCAGTTGCACCACTAACGATATATGCGTCAACAACATCATCTACGTAGCTCGGCAATTGAGAGCTAGGAACTTTCCCGTCCCCGTCTAAAGAAGCAACACCATTTGCCTGACCCTTACTTGTTACAAGAACATAGGTTGCTGAAATGTCAGGAATATCACTTGCAATTAAAGGACCTCCACTAGTGACCAATCCTTTTGAGTCATAGGTTATCTTTGTCGCTGTTCCACCTGTGATAGGAGAATTTGCAGATACTTTCGTTGCTAACTGCTTTGGATTAACTGCGAGTGTTTCACTTGTCCCGGTTGTCACGTCGTTATCGGTTGCAATCTGAATTACACCCTTCCCTGAATTACTTGCGTCATTTACACTAACTGTTCCTGATGTTTCTACCAACGGGCTTGTAAAAGTATAAATCTTTCCTTGATTTGTTTCGTCAACCCACTCCGTTCCATTATAGATATATTTTTTATTGTCGGTCGTATTGAAGTATTCTTGTCCTGCGACAGGGCTTGATGGTGCCGAAGCAAGATTTTGAACAACCGCATTTTGAATTTCGTTCTTATTTAAGTCTAAATCTGTTAAAACTTTTCTGCTCATTTTTTTCTCCTTAGTTTAGATAGGCTCGTCCTTTGGACGCACCCTTCATTGTTATCTTTACATTGTTTTTATCTATGTATTCCACTTCAACCACTATTTCGTTTTCAGCACTATCCACCACCGAAACCGAGGGGTATTTGTTGAGATTATGCTGAATTTCCCAAACAGAGCTTGCTATTCCCTGTTCGTGAATATATCCGTTTGCCAAAACAGACACTGCTGTTATTTGTTCCTGCAGGTTTTCATCTGCAAGTTGTCTTGCTGTCCCCTCGTTAGATATATCTTGTTTTAATTCTGATCCGGATATCGTTGCCACTTCCCCGTCTTGTTCTAACGTAATTCCATTAGATGCTGTTATTGTGAGTGTGTTGACTCCATTAATGGTGGCATCTTTTCCGTCCTTCGTTACGTTTAGCTGAAACGTTGGGTCGAGCTCTTGCCTTTGTTCCATTTCGAACTCGACATCCAATTCTTTTTGTTGTAGAATTTCAAAGTCAACAGAGAATTCCGTCATACTTTCCTTGCTCCAACTTTTATTTCCTGTCCACCCTTTGGTGTTACCTTACGTCCTTTTTCGTCCCATACAGCAAGAGTCGCAGTGTTTTTCCCAACAAGCATTTTATTGCTTTCTTCTTCTGTCAGGTCAATTGTTAGAGGAAACTGAGGGTTTTTATATGATTTTTTCAGACCGCATGCGAATCTTATTTCGGCCAACGATATTGAGTGTCCAACAAGGACTCCATCTGGGTCGTTTAGGTATACTCGCATTAGGTGTTGTCCAAATGCTTCGGTGTTGTCCCCTTGTATTAAATTGTTTTCTTCGGTACTTGTCATCTTTTCTCCTATATTTATGTGGCCGGGATTTGTGTGCCACCAGAAAGGTATGGGGATGGATATTCGCCACTCGTTATTCTCCATCAATCCCCAGGGGATGTTTACTTGCTCTTAATCTTCTCGCTTGCCTTTTTCAACTTTTCCTTTGTTTCTGGTGTATTAAATACTGATACTACATCAGCAATCTTTAACACCTTACTCCACAGACTACCAACTTTTGTGGACTTTGTCAATCCTACCAGTGCCGATCCAGTGAATACAACTTTTCCTAAGATTGTGAAGAAATCGTCAAAGTGTTCAATTATAAAGTCTAGCATTTTTTACTCCTTTATTTCAAAATGGGGACAATCTTTCAGTTTTTTGAAATTACCTCCCCACGTAATTTCAAAACCAATTTTACCGGCACACCACATTGCGTTGAGTGCCATTTCATACCACCGTTTATCGTTTGGGTCCCAGTCTTTTGGGATTGGGTATGGACAAATATCAATTGCTTTACTCGGGAATAGGTTATGCTTGCTCTGGCCGAACCTTGCTTTGCTTGCTCCCCGGTTGAAAGCATCGTTCTGTTCTGCTTCGCCTCTAAATCCACATGTTATGCAAAGATCAAATTCTGACCGTTCTAGCATCATATTAGCCATATCCTGCAATCTTTGGTCGCAGGTTTTAAGATTATTCAAAGAGCTTTTTCCCCATTTATATGTCATTTTTTCCTCTATCTTTTCAACAATAATCCCCTTATTTCATAAACAGCTTGAAGTGTTAAATCTGTTTTAGTGCTGTTCTTTTCCAGGTTCTGTTCTGCAACACGGAGTCGGTCGTCAATTGTATCCACTCTTTTGTTGACCGTTTCGAAGTTTACTTTGATTTCGCCTTTAAGTCTTTCTATTTCGGCAGGTATTCCGTTCATGGTGAAAATCCAAAAGAGAGCCATGGCCAAGATTGACAGCACCGTCATGATTGTTTGGATGTTTCTTTTTATGAATAGAATGCTATTTGCCATTTTAATCTCTCCCTTATGCTGTTCTTCTCCATACGTTAACAACATATGCAGGTGGTTGTACAGTTGAAGACCCTCCGTATATAGCACTTGACCTGCTTGCGTCAAATTTTAATGTCCGTGGATTGTTTCCACTTGTTCCCGAGATGCCAGTTGATGCTCCAGAGTTTGAACCTTGAAAGCACCCATCGATATTTGTGAAACCAATCAGTTTGGATGCATCGTCATCGTCCCGGCATGAAAATTGTCCTGTAATATTAGGTAGTCCTGCTTCCTTTGTTGTGTTTCCATTTGTCCCATCTCCACCCCATAATGCTTTATCTTGGGCCACAAGAGTCCATGTCCCAAAAAATGAAGCCAGAGGACAACTTGCTTGTGTTCCTATATACAATGACCCAACAGGATATAATTCTTTAAGAATATTTACCACAAATGCTGTTGTTGCTACCTTTGTTGAGTTGTTTGTTGTCGCTTGTGTTGTTGCTGTTGCCGAACCACCAAGTGCCACTGAATTAGAGAATGTTGCAGAACCATTAAATGTGTTTGTACCACTAAATGTGTTGTTTGCTGTTATTGTATTTGTGCCGGCTTTTTTGACATATGTTTCTCCAACAAAATCGTCCCAGTATGTGTTGTCTGAATCCGTTGTCGGATCTTTAGCAGTTGAAGACGGTCCCGTGTTCTGTTTTGCTTGGTAAATCGTTCCATTGCTACCAAGACAAAGAGACCCTTGCACATAATCTGTTAAGTTTGACCATGGAAGGAATCCATATGTTTCTATTTGTTTTGTGATTGATGAATATTCGTACAGGGCTTCGTTGAAGTTAGCAGAATCAACAATCGTTTTGAATGACCATCCGTTTGATACTGCTGTCGAGCTTAATGCAGTGTTCCGGTAAGAAATTCCTGCAACCGGGTTTGCCGGTATGGTTGTATTTGCATTTGATGCAAAAACCCCTGTTATCGTAACCGTTCTGTTTTGAATCGTCATTTTTCTCTCCTTATTTTAATTTACCATTTTTTTTATCAAATGTCAACCCTCTTATTTTTCTGTAACACTTCCTATTGATGTGGTTGCCGGATATGCAAATTTATATTGGTTTTCTGTTAATGGAGTGTCTACCACATAGGACAGAATGTTCTTATTTGTTGTCGAAATGGACGTTGTCACATATAAGTCCTGCGTAATCATTCCCGTTCTTTGGATTCCAACCGTTTCCTCAATTCCTTGATATATGCTGTTTTCTATTTCCGGTTTTGAAGAGAAAAGGTTATGATTCTTTAAAACTTTCATCCATATCCATTTTCGATAGGTTTCGTCATCCATGATTTCGTCAATTGCCTGAGGGCTGTTTTGAACCCACCAGTGTCCATTGTCCGGGGAGCTTCCTGCTTCGTCCGGTGCGAACCAGAATGCAGTATCGAAGTTCAATGAAGTCCTTTGGAATCCAACAATGTTTCCAATGGAATCTAGGTTTTTCCCTTGAGCATTTGCTATCGTCCGTCCCTTTATTAATTCTGTTATGGCTGTCGAAAGCTCTTGCACTTCGGATGTAAGAGCTCCGAGCAGTAATTTAAACAACGGGCTTTTTGAATACTGCGAGAGTATTCTGCTTTCTGATATCTTTTTTAGGTCGAAGGTTATATCTTCAAAGTTTAATGCCAAGTCCGTCATTTTTCCTCCTTATGGAGCACTTACATTTATTGTCATATTATCTGCGTCAAACGTTGCAATTTCGTTCCACTGAATTGCGATGTCGCTTGTTGCCAATGATCCGGCTGTTTTTCCTATCGTTAGAGAAGTCACAGAGAATCCCTGCACAGAGTTTATTGGTGTGTATAATCTTGAGAGCAGGACGTCCCCTCCAGGTGGAAATCCATATAGTCCTGTTTGGTCATATTCTGCGTAATCTATGATGGCCTGCTTGATTTTGTCAGGGGATTCGTCCGTCCATACAGAACCGTCCGTTACTGTTAGGTCAATTTCGATATAGATTGGGACAGGTGTTGGCCTATAGAAATCTATTGTTTGTGTGTCGCCAAGGGGTCCTGTATACACAACTGGGTTTACAAGGTTTCCTTGAGTTTGGTCGGTAGCTCCTATTTTTAATCTTAAAGAATTGGCAATATCTTCGTCCGTTCCACCAACAACAACAGGTGCTATTGTTTTCCCTGTTATGCTTCTGGAATCTGTACTGGTTGTTTTATTGACGTACAATCTGGCAAATTTCACTCCGTCCACATTCATCAGACCAGAAATAATGGCATCTACTTGACGATAGGACGTTGCACTTGTTGCTCTTTGTTGCTTGATATGAAGTTCCTCGTCCGTGTCGGCTGTATCCCCAACGGAAACAGTTGATGTGTTTGTTGCAGAGTTCCATCCGGCCACTGGGGTTTGTATTGCAATGATTGTGTTTGATGCAGGATCTTTTGGACCGGATTCCGTGCAAACTGCATTTATTGTTACTGTTCCTGAGTTTGGTATTGTAACTGCTGATACCGTTGAATATGTTTCCGTCCCGGCTTGATTTGAAATCAATGACCCTTCTGGGATAACTGTTCCAGATGAACCACCAAGAGTCATTAGCAATTCTGTTTTTGCTCCATAGGACGGTATAATTCCGTTTATTTGCACAAGTGACCGAAGGGCTGATCCGGAAGCACTTATTGGGTCAAATTGGACACTGGCCTGATATGCTTGTTCCCAACAGATAGAAAGTTCCTCGGCTATTATTTGAGAAAACTGACCGAAGATTGAGTCGGCTGATTCATTCATAAACGGATATTCGCCTGTCTTTGGGTCCTGTATGTTTTGGACTTTGGTTGTTATGCTTTCCAAAATATCAGCAAGTCTTTTTGGAACAAATCCGTTTTCTGTCATCCCATAGTCTGTCATTTATATTTCCTCCGTAATTTTGTAAACATTTTCATTGATTTCGATTTCGGCATAGATTGAAACCCTTTTTGTTTTTGTGTCGGCTAGGATGTTTATTTCAACAACTTTTTGAATCCCGTCTATTCTTAGGAGTTCCTCTCTTATCAAGAGCTTAACGTATTCGAAGTCTTTTCCACCAAGAATCTGACCACCAAAATATGGAAGCCCGGCCTGTATATCAAGGAACCATTCTCCGGATATCCTTCTGAGGCACGTTCTGGCTCTTTGGATTGTTTCGTCTTCAAAATTGACATATGAAATCAGTCCATTCTCATGTGCTATGTCGTTTGTTTGTTGAGAAATTGCTATATCAAGGAATCCTGCCATTACCCGACACCTCCCGTCTTACTTCCACCACTTGTCACACCTGTGTGTTGGTGTGTCATGAAATCATATCCGTTTATTGTTACCGTTGTCCCGTTCATTGTGATGTTCCCTCCTTTGAGTTCTATTGTAGCAGAATCTTGCTTCAATGTCAATGAATCTTGTTTAAGAGAGACCTTCACTTTGTTGTCATCGCTTCTTATTTCAATTGCGTCCGTTGCGTAATCAGATACCGTGTCTTTCGTTGTAATAATTCCGGGAAAGCACATTGCATCAGTCAAGTCCATGCAACGGATTGCAGCTGTTTTTGGGTTTGGTCCGTCCACCGGATTTGCTTCCGTTCCCTCTAGGACAAAGTTGTCAATGCTCCGTTGGCTGAATATCAGTGTGCATGGGTTCCCAGGTGTAATTGGATATGTTATTCTTAATCCGGCACCCCTTTGTATTGCCAGTGGGATGTTTGTTATCATCGGGTATGATAGGTATTGGACTTCTTGTTTTTCGTCCGGGGAAACATATTTTGCCTTAATTCCAGGTGTGGCTGATACGGTTTGTGTTACCGGGTCAAATGAATTTATGATTGCCGGGATGCTTGTATTCAGTCGCATGGCATTTCGCCAAAAGTCAAGCTCTATTTTTTGTTCCTGAGATGTTACGCACCTATTGTCCGTCATTACCCTGCTCCTATCACAAATGAATTTATTGTCATATCCCATTGGTTTTCCTTTGGGGATAGGTCGTATTCGATCGTGTGACAGGTATAATAACCTGTCATTTCTGGCGACACACCTGACACCACACGAACGACACTTCCTGCCTCTATGCCCTGCGTATATACGCAAGATATATCGGCTCCTTCCTGAACCTGATTGATTCCGAACATTCTCGGGGAAACTTCTTTCAGTCCGGAGTCCCGGTTCAACAAGATGGTTGTTTGTCTATACGATAGGTCGTCCATTGCCACAAAAGTTCCGTTATTTATGCTCCACGAGAATCCGTATTGATCAGCTAGTTTTTGGAGCCCGAACTTTGTGCTTCCCATGTACGAGAATCCTTTGTATCCTATCGTTCCGCTGACGTTTATTTTTGTAGGGTCAACAACGATTCCAGGTATCTGCTCAGCCATTTCGGTTACGATTTGCTTCACTGGGACACCCTTTTCGTATGTTTTTGAGAATGTAGACCGAACCAAGCTTGCCGACCCTGTCATGCAAACGAGAGTTGTTACGATATCTGCACCCACCCTTTTTGTTTTTGTTGCTTCGATTGAGCCAGAGAACAACAGCTCATGCGAGCCACCTTGATATCCTGCGTATGCTTTTATATATAATCCGGTTTTTTTGAGTGCTTGCCTCGTTTCTGTTTTTAGGTTCCATATCATAATTTCGGCATTGTTTGGAACTGCCAGTATGTTTTTTTGGCAATGAAGAGTTGCTTTGAGAGTGTCCAGGTTCCCGTTGGATGTTATTCTGATTCCGACTTGTCCATCCTTTTTGGATTCCCACTCAGAAAAAGGCCCTATTTCAAAGACGAGTTCCCGGTTGAATTTTGCCATTAATCCTCCAACATTTTGTCCTGCCAAAGGGTTGGTGCTGTTTCGTCCTTTGAATAGTAATATACTTGACAGCTTGTCCCAAGACTTTCTGGTGTGTTGTTTTCTGTTCCATCCAAGCTCACACACCGGATTGTTTGACCTTCGAATATTTTATCTTTTCCATTAACGATATTTGCCACTCCGACATTTAGTGCTATCCCGGTTATTATTGGATTGTCGTCCTGATCCATGATATCCAACACCCACGTTCTTGTGTATGGCAGATAATAGGTTCGCATGCGAAACATGTTTTCGCCTAGAGCTACATCTATCGTTCTGCATCCGTCATTTGTAAATGGTATGATTTGTGGCATATTTTCTCCTATCTTATGAATAGTGATTTTGTCTTTTCTGCTGCAGAAGGTGCAACGTCTTTTGCTTTTTGGAATCCACCTGAAATGTTTGAAGATGCCGCCTTTGTTATTCCGGCTGTTTTCCCTTTATATGAAACTGTTTCGAGTTTTGCAAAGTTTAATTTTTTCAGGTCGATTGATATTTGAAGGGAGTTCCTGTATGGAGCCCGGTGCAGAATTGGCATGTTTGATATGACCATATTCTCATATGTTTTGTGTTGCGTTGTTATTTTCAGTGGAACAGAGTTTTCCCACAGTTGGACCAGTTTATCAAATGTTTGCTGTGGGCCAAAGAATCCACCAGAGAATCTTGATCCAAGAGTGTTGTTTGTTTCCTCTATTTGAAGTGTGACCTGAGGTTGCTGAGGAATTACGTGTTCCTGTATACTTGACCCGTCTTCAAGTGTTTGGTCGGTAACGTTTGAAGAAAATCTGTGTGACTCGCTTACTTTCACATCTGCAAATATGCGTCCTATGTTTGTTCCCAATAGTTTATTGATTGTCTGATCGGTGAAGCTTGTTTTTGAATTATTTTCTCCTGTGTTTCGTGTTTCATCATCCATGTTCCAAGATATCAGCCCGGCAAAAAACCCTTGGACCTTGTTTACTGCATAATCTATAAGTGTTGTCCCTACCATGTTTTCTCCTTACATATTCGGACCAAAACCTCCCGGTATGACACTCATCATTGCCTGTCCACCGGTTACGTCCTTTGTGAAATTAACAGCTTGTTCATATGGCATTTGCAGATATATTGTGTTTCCACTGTTTTGGTTTGTTGTAGTGTTTGTTTGGCTCTGGTTCGTTGGTCTTATTTGTGGAGTTTTTTTCATTGTCAGTTTATCGAACAGTTCGGCTCCCTGTTCTCCAAGCCATCCTGCACCAACTCCGGTCAGTTTTACTGGGTTTATCCAGTCCCACCAATGCCAATTTTCTTTCCAGTCTTCTAGAGTTCCTGAAACACCATTTTTCCAAAATTTGAACCATGACATTATTGTATCGAATATCACAAGTATTGGTCCAAGTATTTTTGCCACAGGAGCAAGAGCTCCTCTCAGCAGTGATGGAATTTTTCCAAGAAGTCCAGGTATTTTTGTGAGTAATTTTACAAATCCTTTTGTTAAAACGATTAGATATCCAAAAGCTTTGCTTTTTCCTATTGCCGCTAATATTCCCCAGATTCCTTTTAGGAATGTAAATACAGTTGCAAGACCGCTGACTATTTTTCCCCCGGCCCACAGCATTAAGACACCCGTTACAATTTTTGCTATAGATTCGACCTCTGGAGTATTTTCCCCAATAAGATGGCACCACTTTGCTATTTTAATGAGGACATCTACTGTTTTGCCTCCTATGTCAACAAATCTTTGGAACCCAAGAGCAACCCCTTTAATTACGTCAACAAGCTTTGATTTGATAAACTCTTTGTTTTGTTGCATCCAATCTTTGAATTTGTTTGTCAAGTCTACGAGAGTTGGTGATACAGCCATGAAGATTTCGTTTTTCATAGCAACGAGAGTGTTCTTTGTTGCGTTGAGCTGTTTGTTAAACTGGGCTGTTTGTTCTATGCTTTTCCCAGGGATAACGTATGCCTCAGACATAAGTTTTTTAACCTTTTCTGGTCCTTGTCTTAATACATTAAACATATCGTCAGAAAGTCCAAGTCTATCTTTCCACTGGAGAGCTGTCATTGTTCCCATGCCGGCAAGTCTACCTGACAGACTTACTGCATCTATTCCTACTTTTTTAAAGTTTTGCAGGTCCCCAATCAGTCCCTCGAATGATTGGCCTGATGCGTCAGCTACGTATTTCCATTTTTGAAGGTCGTCCGTTGACATGCCCAACTTTTTTGACAGGTCGGACATTTCCTGAGCTCCCTTCATTACGTCATTTGTGAAATAACTTATTGCACCACTTGCGCCAAGGAATACTGCCGCCATTTTTTTGACGCCATTTTTTATCATTTCGATGCTTTTTTGAGCATCTTCTATGTTCTTTTTGGCATCCGGTTTGAATTTAAAACCTAACCATGTTATGAGTTCGTTTGCTTCAGCCATTAGTCAAAATACCTCACGTCATCTGTTTGTTCTTTTCCTGCGTTACTTTGTTGTTCTACCCACTCCATAAACTCTGCTTGTTTTTGTGCCTTCCAGAATGTTTTTATACTCATGGTTCCGTCAGCTAATTCTCGGTAAGAAACAAGCCCGTATTTCAACGGGAGATATACTATTGCTTCTTTCCTGTATTTTTCTGGGACTTGAATTGTGTTTCCATTGCCGAAATCCTCTCCTGTCCCGCTTTCATCAGATCCTTCAAGAACTTCGGCACATATTCCCCCAAGATAGCTATCGTTGCTTGTTGTAATACTGGCCACACATCATCTTTGTTTTCGTCCCGGCTGAACCATTCCTGAAGATATGATTCGTCAGATAGATATTTGTTTTCTGGAGTGATTACTTGAGCAAAGACCTTTTTCTTTATGCTCTTGACGGATTCTAGGTTTATTCCATCAAAAAGAGTGTCCAGAAAATCATTGCTCACCTCCTTACCACTCTGGACGGTGGCATATGCTGCTCCCAGTTTACCAACAAACCCTCCCATCCCTTTTGCGAATTCAATTTGGAAATCGATTGAATCCAGGACGGAGAGGGTTTCTACCTTGTATTTGTTTTCTCCTATGAGTATATCTTTAAATGACATTTGTTTCCCCTCCTATTCTTTAGGCAGTTACGATTTGAGTCCCAACGAATGTGTATTGCACTGAACCTTGTTCTTTGTCACCGGTGCTTAATGTTTCTGGCCGAGATACCAATGCGTTTGTGATTGTGTATTTCACATTGGCTCCGGTTTGCAACAAGACAACGTTTGGTGTGCTGAGTTGGTTCTGTAGCAATCTGGCTGTTTCGATGACATCGATTGACGGAGATGTTTCTCTCAGTGTTACCTGAATTCTCATCCCTTGATCAGTGGCGATGTTTAATCCACCGCCATCTGTTCCTTCGGTTATTGCTACTTCGCCACCAACATATTCCACTGTAATTGATGTTCCGTTAGCATATCCTTGAAGTGCGATGCCATTGAACACGACTTTGTTGTTTTTTTGGTTGTAAATTTCTTTTCTTGCCATTTTTTCCTCCTTCTATGCCAAGACCTCGACATTGATTGCCAGGGTTCCCATCCATCCGGCATCATTCAAGGTTATTGTAATAGGTGTTCCAATGTGTGCCGCTCTTTGGGCTGCTGTAGTTGTAGCAAGGTCCTGAATCTCAATTGTGAATGCAGGGATTGTTTTGTATCCTGTTTCACTTGTTGGATCTTCTTCAACACCGTCCCCGAAGGCACCGTTTCTTTTGTATTTGTTGCATACCTTAGAGGCGGCAGCAATTAACAAGTTTTGTCCATCGATTGTGTATGGAACCTTTTTGTTTCTTAAGAATACGTTAAGGATTTCAATTTCGATGTCAGAGATGAAATTGCAGACGTTTACCCATCCGTCAGTTGTCCATGCTGAGCTTGATTGAACACCTTCCCGGAAGAATTTTACTGTTTGTCCTACGACTCCGGTGATTGTATTAATTCTCCGTGCATTTAATGTTTGGACGTTGGTTTCGATGTCTGGGAAGCTCACTGCAGGAATTCCTTCTCCATCTTTATATTTTCCTGCGATTGTAGAATTTTCTTGATTGTAATCCACAGCCAAGAAGTTGGCCAAGTATGAAATCTCAGGATATAATTGACCATTGTCATGGTATGTATAGTTAATTGCGTCCAAGCCCAATTCGGTTGCTTTGTATCCGTTGTTTGCTGTAGATGCAGGGTTGTATGCATTTGCGTTGTTTGTTGCCAAGGCACCAACAGCTCGGAATGATCTTGCGTTAATCCATTGTGCTGCTGTTTGTTGGTCTTCTGTATCACGGTATTCTGAATCCAATGCCCAACCATAGAAGAACAACCCGGCTCTTGTTCCGGCATCTGCGATTGCTTGTAATTCTTCAGCAATTGTTCCGGCATTATATCCGTCAGCATATGAAGCACCTTTTGCTTCTGTTAAACCCAACAGAGCAGATACATCTGTTATTCCTGAACCTGCTTCTGGTGAATTTGCAAAGCTGATTGTTGCTTCTGTTCCGGTTGTTGTTGTTTTGATAATTAAGTTTCCGTTATAGACTTCGCAGGTTGCTCCGGCTGATGCATTTGTTAATCCGGTATCAACTGCTGTTGCCACACCTTCTAAGTCGGTAGCACTTGTAAAGTCGATGTCGGTTATATTTTTGACGGTTCCATCGATTGTGATATTAAATGCACCATCCGAAATGCTTGCCAATGAAGAAATGCTATCAATTCCACCACTGAGCAAGTATGCACTTTGGTTTGTTGTGAAAATCTTTCCGACAGCGATTTGACGAGGTCTTTTTGTTTTTGAGAAGAATGCTTGTCCTGCCCAATATACAGAACTGCCTGCTGTCGTAATCTTATTGAAAGAATCTGCTGTCAAATATGTTTTGACCCTGTCCCCATGTAGAAAGTCCACGTTAGGTGTACAGAAACAGAGTGTCGTCATATCTTTCCCGGCTGCTACTTGAGACTTTGACAGAGATACTGTCACGTCAAATGAAATCGGTAATTTGTTTTGTGTTTCGGTCATTTTGTTTTTCCTCCTTTATTTATTTATTTTCTTTTCAATATCAATTATTCTTTTTGTTATTTCGTCTTGCATTTTTGTTTCTGATTCTGCCATCTTAACATAGAAATCTGAGTTTCTTTTGTCCCCTGAATTAAAGTATTCAGATGCTTTTTTCCTAAATTCTTTTTCTCTTTCACGGCTCTTATTGAATTCTTCTTTGTTCTTTTTAAGAGCAATATCAAGATCATCCGAATTTCCAGTCTTTTTATTCATTGCCTTTCTTGCACGTTTCAGGTTATTAACACTTTTTACAGTTGGTTTTGTTCCTTTTTTAACGACAGCCCATTTATTTGAGTTTTTGTCTACAAGGTACGCTTCGACTCCAGTGGTGTCATATGTTCCAAGATGTTTTACGCATATTCTTTGAATATCTGTTGCAGTTGGATTTCCATTTATGTAGTCAATAACATCAGATTGTTTAACGTTCCATTCCCATGTATTTTCCACTTTATCGGCTTCGCTGTATGCGATTGCTTTCGCTTGGGCAGGGTCGGTCACTGTTTTCCCTTGAGGTGTCTTTAACGCACCTTCTTCGAATTCTCCCATGACCTTACCGAACTTACGCTCTCCTTTGGTTTCGTTGTGGACTTTGAGGACGTCCAAGTCTACTTTCTTGATTTCAACAACAGCTCCGTTTTGTCCCTTCACTACGACGCTGGTAGGCATATCCTTGAGGACTTTGACTTCTTCCTCTTTCCCGTTGTATCGGATTGTCAAGTGGATTCCTGCGTCAAATGCATTTCCGACTTTCTTATTCCCGAGTTCACTGAGTTCCTTCCCGAGCTTTTCGATTTGTTTTTCGATTTCCATGGCTGACTTTCCTTGGCCCATCCGGCGAAGTTGTTCTGCCTTCTTGGTTAGTCGTTGGATTTCGGCATTGTATTCGGACACTGTGTCTGCGTTCCCTGTTTTTTTGTTCTGTGATTTTGGTTGGAGTGTTCTTAGTTTTCCAGTTTTTGCGTCATGTGCGTCACACCAAAGTTCTGCCATTACTTTGTCACGTGCAATGTGTGCAACGGTAAATCCATCTTTTAAGTATATGATATACTCATATCCATCTGGATTTGTTATAAGAAAATCCTTATATCTATAATTTTTTGTAAAGTTCCCGATTTCCTTTTCTGCATCTTTCGTCAGGCCTTTGAACATGGACCATTCTTGCTTGTCTATGGATTCGTTATTTACTCGAAAATCACTTTGAGTGAAGTTTCCAGGATTTTTTGAAAGTCTTTTTGCCTTTTCTTCATCCAGGCCCATGGATTTTAATTTTTCGTATGCTTGACTTTCTGTAAGAGCTTTATTATACCTATCCCTCAAAACATCCATAACCTCTTTTGGAACGTTGATGGATTCATTACCTATTTTTGAATTTCTCAACCAGTCTTTTATTTCCTGTTCTGAAGAGAAACTATATGTTTTCCCATACGGTTGTATATGGACAAGATATGTTCCATTGATTTCCCCACCAAAGACATATTTTCTACCGTTTACTTCTTCGAGAACCTGTCCCTTTGTGTAAGAGTTCCCAACCTTAATAAATTTCCAGTCCTTCATGTTGGCTCCTTAGATTTTATATTTTAATTCTGAACGAAGGTCAATGTATGATCCAATATCTTTGTCGATTTTGGCCAACTCTCTTGCTAATTCTTCTTTTCTTTTATTCAAAGACTTTATCATATCGTCTACGAAATGGTAGATATCTTTGAGAGCACCAATGTCCCCTTGTTTCTCAAGTGCAGGGATTTTTGATTTGAATGCTTGAATTCTCGGATCGGCATTACCCACCTTGCTGTTTCCAACAATCTTTCTAAGAGCTTCTTCAGCTTGTTTTTCTGTCAGGTGATGTCTTTCAATAAGTTCTTTCTTTGTTAATTCACGATTTTTCCCATTTTTCTTATATATTTCAATAATGTCTTTTGTAACTCCTTCGATGATTGGATTTAGACCCAATCTTTCTTCTGCAGTTTCGTTTCCTGTTCTAATTGATTTTGCAAAGTCTTTCATTTTTATTCCTCCGTTGGTACTGTTATTGTTATGCTTTCATTATCGCTTATTTTTGTCGTAATGTCAAGATACTTAATGAATTCTATGACATTTTGTTTTGGAATTGTTGTGTGGATATCTATATTCATCACTGATACCGGCAATATCTTTCCGTTTTGGTACGTGCTAATATCCTGAGCATCGTCATGACCACCACTTCCAACCAATCCCCATAGGTCAATTTCCCTTAGTGAGCTGTCCAGGTATGCCACAATGTCATGCATTTTCGTCATGGCTCCGGTTCCTCTGGTTTGGATTTCGAACCGAAGATTCGATTCCTGTCTTTGGTGTTCCGTCAAAGATTCATCGGTTTCTACCATTTTTATGACATCTCTTTGTTGGGTTTCTATGCTTTTCAGTGTCAACAGGCAATACTGGTTTGCCGGCTGAGGTCCGTTCGCAGGTCCGAATATTGTCGTCCATCCAGTTGCGTTTTCCACTGCTGTTCTTATTAATTGCTTTACTGATTCAACCGTATTCGTCATGATTCTTCACTTTCATCCTCAGAGCTTTTATATCTGATGGCATAGTATGACTTGAACCCTGCGTTCTTATTTGTTTCTGGGTTGTTTGTTACCACGTATTCAAATCCATCTATCAGAGCATATGATTGTTTTGCTTGTATGAAGTTGTCCTGTTGATGCATTACAAACAGTTCGTCCTGCTCTCCGTCAAACATAATGCTATAGGCAGCATCCACGTGACGACCCTCGGCTATAATTTCGAGCTTTTTCTCGTCCACGTTTAGAAGAATACAGCTCAGTTGTCGTTCGTTTTCTTTTATCTGCGTCCAGTATCCGTCCACGTATGATCCGGTTTTCTCATACACCGTTATTTGTTCCGGGCATTCAAATGCCTCCAATGTTTCTGAGAAGTCAAATGGTAAGTCCGTCATTTATTCCCTCTCTTTCTTATTTGCCACGTTGTAGCTCTAGACATGTCCCCACTATCAACCAACGGGTTGCTTGATCCTTTTTTGGCAATAGTGACCGGGCTGTTAGGTGGTGTTGACAGAGCAATGATTTCCTGAGAGATTATGTCTGACCCCTTTTGTCCCATGGCTCCAAGGAATTTTTGTGGATCTATTTTGTTTTCCTGTATATCCCTGCTCACTTTTGATAGAGACTCAGAGAAGAATTTCATCCACCTTTTTGATGCCGGTGTCATGAAATCACGACGTGGGACTCCTATCCCATAGTTGTTCCAAATGGCAACATCAATTATGCTTGGTCCGGGACCTTCATTTGGGTTTTCTGGTTTATAGTGTGGAGTGTTTAATCGTCCTTTTGGAAATCCTGAAACAACACCAATTTCCACAAGGCCTTGCAACGAGTCCATGACCTTATCGATTATGTTTGGGTTCTTTTCTGTCGTTTCTGCATTAATAGAGAACATTGCCAATCCTTTTGCTTAGAATGACATTCCCTTCTGGCATTACTTCTTCAAGTAGTCTTAAATATTCTAGTCCGTATTCCGTCCGGCCAAAGTCAGCCCACACTGGGTTTTCACTTCTTGCGAATGCATTGAGTTCGGCTGATTCACTAAGACTTGAATTTGATGCCGATTTGCTAGTGACCTGAGCAGTATTCGTTCCATTTTTCATTCCGAGAGTTTTTAGTATTTTCCCGATGTTGAAACGAATTGCCAGTCGGTGTGCTGTCCGTAGGAATAAAGCATGGCATCTTAAGTTACCCCAGTATGTTTCGGAAAGTATTTGGTCTTCTATGTTTCCAATGTTGCTGACACTTTGTTCTGGGATTCCTGAGAATTCATTATAAGAATTTATAAAGTCATCGTATATGAATGCCATGCTCATTCCTTTTTTTACAGTTCGATTGAAATCTCTCCGTCTTTTTGGAACTTTTTAACTTCTGCTACCACGTGTCCACCGTCATGTCTTTCGACAGCTTGAGAGAGGTTATCCGGTGCAACTGCATCATGAGCAGAAACGACTTTGTCATCTTCTTTTGTATTGTGGCTGATAATCCCTTTGTCGAAGAATCTGCGAACCATTGGATTTTTGAGAAGTTCTCTCAGGTCGTCCTTTGGAACAGATTTTATTTCCCTCGGTGCGAGAGTGATTTCCAATCTTGGATTTGCGTACAAACAAACGAAGTTCTGGCTTCTGTTTATAATCGTTTCTGTCGAAGAAGTATTTGGTGTCGTAATTTTTGCCGATAGCACCAATTCCTTATTTTCAACAGCTTTGTCCTGACTCGGTGTTTCAATCTGGAGAGTTGTGGCAGGTGTTGGATCTGCCACAACCGTTTTGTTTGTTTTTTTACTCGTCATATGTTTCCCCTTCACTTGACTAAATTCCGTCTACGTATAATGTAGATAATTTTTGTTTAATGAAATATGATCCGTGTTTTTGTTCTGCGTAGAACTCTGCACCCAATGGAACTGGGACAGGTTGTTGAACCGTGTATGGCAATGGGAATGGCATACCTTGGTTCTTTTTGCTACGGTCTTGGACGACCATTCTGTCTGTTCCGGTTGCACCTGCTCCTGCCAAGTAACGTAATGGGACAATCTCTAATTCGCCACCACGTCTATTGGTGTACAGGTTGTTTGTCTTTAAGTATGTCAATGCAGAGCTGAATGCAACACTTGTATTCAATTCGAATGGCAAGTTTGCCAATAATGCGTATTGAGCCATGGGCAAGAATACGATGTTTGGCAAGAACAATCCTTTTGAGTCTTTCCAGACTTTTGTGATTGCATTGTTCACGTCGTCAATGATTTGGCGAGGTGTTTTGTCTTCCCATTTTGTTGAAGGTGTTGAGGCACCGTTTGATGCTGCGTTGGTCACTGTAATTCCATCGTAGTTTAAGAAACCACGGAATCCGACAGCCGGATCACCGAAGAATGTTGTTTGTTCGATGAGGTTATCGCAAGCTTCACGCATTGTTTCACCCAAATCTTGTGCCAGGTTGCTATTGAAACCGAATTGGAATTGGCGAGCATCTTCGTTGTTCAATGTAGCACCAACTGCAGAGGCAGCCAATGGGATTTCGATTGCACCAATTGATTGGCCAACTTTAGGGATGTTATTGTTTTCGTTCTTTCCCACGAAGGCAGCAGTACCTTGACGGTCACGAACACGTGCTGCGTATGATGTTGCTCCCGGGTTAATAGAACTGATTACCATATCTTCTGTTACAACTTTGTACCAGTCATGTTCCGGATGTTCTACGTCAAAGAATGCCGCATCAACGTCCGTGTAAATGGAGAATGCTAATTCTTGAGCTGTAACGTTAGGTTGTGTTCCGTAAGTAAAATTCTTAGACATTATTCGTTCCTCCTTCTATTAAGATTCAATACTTGCAGGGGAAGGCACGCACAATTCCACCAATGCTAATTCGCCTTTGGCAGCACCAGAGATGACCTTTACTCCTGATAATTTAACTGTCTTATTTGTGACCGAAGAACCGGCAAACCCACCTGCAGTTAAATCTGTGTCGTTATCGACGACCCAGTATAAGTCCCCACCGGTAGTGATTGCTGTTTGGGCTTTGACCCAAATTCTACCACCAACACGATCAGACCGCAATACTGTTGCGACCTCTTTTTCTGCTGTATAGCTCACACCGTTTGTGTTTGTGTGTCCTGTTTCGGTTCTGACCACGATACCACCGAAGTCGGAAGCTGTTGCAGAAGCTGTTGGCAATTTTACTTGTTCTGAGTTAATTCCGGCCTTTATGGCACCGGGCAATGTGGAATATACAACCCCAGTTCCAACGGGCAAATCTTCGCCTGCAGAGACTCCATCGCACAAATTGATATCTGATGCATTGGCAAGTCTACCTTCCAAAGCAACACCGATTTGGTCCGTTACTGTTGATTGGATAAATCCAAATTTTGTTCCATGATAAATTCCAGACATTCAATCCTCCTTTTTATTTTTTTACTCCATAGAACATACGAGACACGCCTGTTTGTTGCTTAGTTTGTTTGTTCATAGCTTGAACTCCAGGTACATAAATTTTTTCGTTCCGTCTGTTCTGCACTTTTTGATGGGCTTCCACAGCGATGGCTTGGAACATTCCAATCATACGGTCTTCGCTAATGTTAGCACAATCAAAACCCTTCTTGTTCATAACCCGAGAGGCCAAGAATAAGATTCTGTCTTTTCTGTTCAGGGCCTTGCAGGCATTTTTGACTTCTTCTTTTTCTTCTTCGTCCTCGAATTCTGTTTCGATGACATCGCCTTCGGCCTCTTTCTGCTCAGCCAATTCCTCGGCCATAGCTTCTTGAGTTTCCGGAGACAATGCCTCCTCTAATTTTTCCTTGAATTCCTCGATGATTCTTTCTTTTTCCTCGAGTTCGGCATTTTTGGTTTGGACTTCCTCTTTAATTGTTTCCAACTCATTCAATGCGTTTTCCACATCCTTTGCGGAGACTTCTTTTACTTCTTCAACAAGTTCTTCCGCTTTTTCCGCATCTTCTTCGTTCAAAAACTCAACGGATTTGTCCGAGTTGCCGATTCTTACCTTTAATGTTTTCGACATTTGCTTTTCTCCTTGTTTTTTGTTGATTACTCTAACATCTGAACCGCATCTACCCTCACCTACTGGTAAGAGTAGGACATGGTTAAACACGATATTTCCTTGACGGTAGTTGTATGGCTTTCCGTCATACGTCCCGTCTTCTTGTTGGAAATCAGCGGTATATCCTGCAGATATTTCCACAAGCTCTTTTGCGATGATCTTATCAATGGTTTCTTTATCCTTGATTCGAAGCTCGCACACAATTTTTCCGTTTTGGATTGAGAGGGTTCCTGATATTTGACCAACCGTGTGTCCGTCCGTAAGTGAATTTTCGATGGTTCTCCAGTCATGGTCCCCAACGATTACGTCACGTCCTTCTCCACTTTTTAATGCTTCTGATGTAAATTCAGCCAGTGGGATATATACCGGGACGACCTTCTCGGTTCCGTTTTCAATAAACTCTTTCTCGAGGTAATCAAAAACACCCTCTTTAAGTATGGATGCCTTGACGAGCATTATCCCGTCTTCGTCCATTTTAAAGTTATTTCCTATCTTAACTCTTTCAGAAATAAGCTCCATTTTTCTCTCCTGTTTTTGATGTTAACACATTTTTTATTTTCTGTCAATACCATTTTTATTGCCATTTCACTTTTAGCTTTTCAATGTCTATCACTGCCTCTGGCCTGCACCGGCACATAATATCATCTCCGGGATGATTGTGTGGCATTTTTTCCGTCCGGGGGATCCACGTTTTCCCTTCGTCTTCGGAGTATACGTTTGGGTCGTCCCAACGGCAATACTTACCTTCCATGATATAGTGATTCTTATGCAGAGCTGTCCCTTTTGGGTATTTCCCACCAGGGGTTCCTACAACTCGAGAATCTTGTACGGTTCTCCAAATATACATATCAATTCCCAAGTCCCTTTGTCTTATGGCAGATATGGACGTATTCATTTTTGCTGTTTGGTCACGGGCAAGGACTTTGGCTCGTCCATCAGATACTTTGAATTCCTCTTTTATTTGTTCACGCAGTGTTCTGTTTTCTGGAAATGGAATTCCCTTGTAATGCTGTAGGACTCTTTCAGCTACCTTTGAGACAAGAACGGTTGGTATGGTTTTTATGTACATGGCTGATTCAAGCATCATGATATCGAGGTCTTTTTTCATGTCTTCGTTGAGTATTGTCCCAACATCTATTCCCAGTTTGGCTCTTAGGTCGGCCATTATTTTTTTTCGGTTGTTTTCATTTACTCGATTGACCCATACCTCAGCCATCTGGTTTGCATTCATGGCAAACATGTCTTCGTATGTTTTTCTGATGTTTTCGAGTCTTCTCCCGACTTCTGCAGCGGTTAGGGTTTTGTCGGCCTGCATTTGCTCAAGGATCAGGTTGATATCTGCTTTCATTGGCTCGGTCATTTTTTTCATTTTTATCCGAGCATCGTCCTCTATAGTCTTCGGGTTGTTTACC